TGTATCTGGTATTACTACATCATCTCCGTCACCGGGAACTGAACCTGTGTCCCAATTAGCTGCTGTAGAATATGCCGTAGAACTAGAGCCGTCCCAAGTAACTACTGCCATCCACTAAATTTGCTCCGCATAGACAATAACAGTCAAATCTGCGCCATTGCCTGTTGCCCTTACACATAGATGTCTTATTGGTGTTGTTGATATTGCCTTTAATGCATTACTGCTAGTTCCAACACTTATGTCATCTCCAACTTGCGTCCAATCAGAACCACCTTCACTTCCGGGAGCGTCTTTTAGACTTCCAAATACTTTAACAGTTCCTGCTACAGAACCATCACTATTGAATATTTGTATTGCATATCTATTATACAATGCACAATCAAACTTGTCTAAGACTGTAGTTTCAGAGCCTCCCACAGCAGTCTCCGTATTGGAGAACGTTATTGCTGTGCGAGTTCTGTCTAGTCGCTGATTGCTTCTAACGACTGTAGAAGCCATTAGTCAGCCTTCCCTTTTTTGGACTTGAGTCCTTTCTTAGGCTTTACTTCTTCTTTTTTGGCTTTTGGTTTAGAAGGTCGGCCCCCACGTTTAGGGCTTTTGATGTGAGTCTTAATGCCTCCGCCAACCTTTTCTTTGCCAACTGCGTCGGTAATTTGGAAGCAGGCTTGGCCAGAGACTTCTTCAAGTAATCTTTTACTTTCAACATCTCTGGTTTCTCCAGCGTCCCATTGTAATACCGCCCCAGAAGGTAGCCGCCTCCAAAGAGTCCTGTCTGATATGTTAGTAACTTTGACCATTTAATTAGTCCTCCTACTAACATTAAGCGTTCAAGTCTCTAATACTTCCGCTAGTGTTGAATTTGTAGACAATTAATTCACCAGCAGTTATGAATGCATATTCTCTGCTTAGAGCTTGCCTTACTGCTAAGTTAGTATTGTCAACATAGGTTGTAGGTGCTGCCATTCTCATAGCCAACTGTGCTGTATCTAACAAGTGTATTCTTGATACTGTATCTTTTACTACGTGTTGTGAGATAAAGATAGGTATACCATCATATGAACCGACTCTTGAATCAAAGTTCAATCCACCTTCTCCTCTTACACCGTTAACATTTCCTGCTTGTCCTTGTGCCAAGTCATATCTGAATGTTGCGTTAGATGTAGTTTGCATTAGTTGTTTTAGATTCTGGTATGTATCATGACCTGTGACTAAAATTAAGTCGTCATAGTTTACACCGTTTTCTAATGCACCTTGAATTAATGTATCTAACATTGCTAGTGTTAATGCTCTGTCGCTTCCACTGTTGTGTGAAACAGTTGCATCTGCCCAGCTTTGTGCTGAACGGTCAATGTCATAGATGTCAATGTCTGCTCTGTCAGATAATGTAGCGTTAGCTGCTGCATCACTTAGAGTTACACGGTCCAAAGACTCAAAGTTGTTTCCAGCGGCTGTGTCTGCTGTAGCCAATAACATTTGGTCAATAGTAAAAGCGTGTGCTTCACCGTTTTCTTTTCTCATGAAAGCTGCTAGATTACCTAGACCATCATCAGATTCTGCTAATATCTCAGCTCTGGATGTCATCTGGAAAGCAGTTACAATCTCTTTTAGAGTTGCAGTTACTTCTAGGATTTCTGGGTGGTCTGTATCTGGGAATGCACCGCCTTCTGCTACTCCAGCAGTTGCTGCGTGTCGTGCAGTCAATACTCTCCAGCCAGATTGTGTCCATGCTTCTTTCTTCAAAAGTTTAAAAACTTCTGACTTAGTGTTTAACTGATTAAATACTTTAGCTCCAAACATTGTGTTGAAAGCTCCAGCAGGATTACTGCTGTCAATGTTATCATCAGCTTTACTAATTCCGTACCTCTTGGATATACCAAGTGTTCCGCCATAATAGGCGTTTACATATTCTTCAAAACTTATTCCTGCCATATTTAGTTACCTCCTTCTTCTAGTTCAGCCCATGACTTGGTTACGTTATTCCAGTCAAATGCTTTTTCTTCTTTAGGAGCTTCAGTGGTAGGTGCGGGGGTTGCTTTTTGTCCCGTGTATACACCAATACCGTGTTTCTTTAATGTTGTGACGGCTTTGTGAAGTTCATCGATGTCGTCCTTTTTCTTAGGCTTCTTGTCGTCCATCATTTTTTCTTCTTCTTCCTCTTCTTCCTCGTCCTCTTCTTCTTCTTCTTCGTCTTCGTGTTCGGCTTTTTCTTCGTCCATCTTTTCTTCATGGTCCATTTTTTCTTCTTCTTTTTCACTTAAGTAATTAATTACTTCTTTAAGTTTCATAAGAGTAGCTTCCATGTCCTTTAGGACAGCTTCTTCTTTACCGACTTCTACTGGCTCATCTAATCCAGCGGCAATTTCTACATCCTCTGTTTCGACTACTTCTTCGTCGATAGCTTCAGTATGATTACCACCACAACTGCAATCTGTCATGTATATAGACCGAGAAAAGGGTATATAAGTAAAACAAACTGTCCGGAAACTAACGTTTTTTATTCCAAGAAGGTGTCCTTCCCCTTCTTAATCTTTCCTTTGGTTTAAAATTACTTCTAGCCATTGCATCTCTTAATGCTCTACCTGATTGATTTCTTACTCTACTACTTGTAAACCTTGGACCTCTGCCGGGATATTTTCCGGGATTTCTCCAAAGCTCTGCACAAAAAGCCTCTACCTCTCTTACACTTTGTTGACCATCATAGTTTACTAACTTAAGTGCATTTCTTTTACAGTTTGTCATAAAAGACCTCATACCTCTCTGTGTTCTTCCAGTCCTAGGGGCTTTAGACAGTGTTTCTATTATATCATCTAAGTGTTTATTGCTTTTCGCTAGTATATCTGACACATTCTTTGCACTCCACATCTTACATGACCAATATCTTGCCTTATGTTTAGGTCCGGGACTGTCGCAGTTGTGTCTTGCCCTGAAATTTCTACGCCTCTCTGGGTCATCACGTTTTATGTCTAGCTTAGGGTCACCAAACTTAACCTGTACAATGTTGCCTTTGTCATTCTTTACATATACACCAAACTTCTTGTTCTCACCTGAAAGCCTACGTGGTTTGTTTAATTCTACTTTCTTACCTTGATACTCTGCTTTTACTATTCTACTGTCCTCATGGTCTTCTATGAGTCCAAAATCAAAAGCCTCGACAGCTCCGGGATGTGGTTTGTAGTCGCCCTCCATCAACATAGGACCATTCAAGGTTTGCATCCAGTGATAACCTTTAGGTGCTTTTACCTTTAATGTTTTGTCTTCTGCTTTCTTTGTAGATTTGGGATGGCCAGCAGGCAATAAATCATAATCCGTGGTGTATTTCGGATTGGAAGGCCTACCTGAGCTTAGTAGTTTTAAAAATGCTTTAACGCGACCTAATGCCCACTGGTCTCGGCTACGAACGCTAGGACGATGACTGGTTGAAAAAGCACCAGCACCCCTACGGAACACTGCTTTCAATGCTCCCATGTTAGCCTTTTTCCCTTTAGCGTTACCAACTTTCTTGTTGTGTTCGTCTCGATAACCTTCTAATGTTTTAATATTTGCAGCACTTAACTTTATTCCACCACGCTCTCCACTAGCCGTGCCTTTTGGATTTCTAGTACTACCTGTCCTTCTCTCACTTGGTTTTGCAGGAGTTTGTGGATGTCGACTTTTCTTTTGAGGAACGCAATTAGGTGTTTTCTTACCGCCTTCATACTTGAAGCCTACCATTTCATATCCTGCCCAGCATGGTTTTTTCTTTAGAACTTCCAATATTCCGTCAAGCTCTTCATTCATTTTACTAAATCTTCTAGCTTGTATTGCCCGTTCTTGATTTACTGCACCAGCCCTTGTCTTGTGACATCCCAGTAACTTTCTATCCTTTTTAGCATATAGACAATACTCGCCATTTTTGCGCTCTATTATCTTTTCTACCATGCCTTCTATCTCATCTAGCGTTACTTGCTTTGTCACCCTTACAGGTTCTTCTGCTTTTGCTGCTGCTACTGCGGTTACAGTAGCTTCTGGGTTAGCAGGCTTGTTACCAACCCATGACACGGACCAAAGAGACAACTCGGAGATGTTGTTGTGGCAGACCTCTCCTTCGCAAACCTTCTCTTGCTTCTCAGCTTCACCCCTAATAGATGAACCGCCCTTGTCACCGTATATCTGCATCTCTTCCCACACTCTATCATGCATAGGAAGCCTGTTGTGTATGCCTACACGTATTTTGACTTTGCCGTCTTTTACCTTATATGCAAGAGGTAAGCCCACTGGCATCTCCTCATGCTTGTATGAATAAACTCCGTATTTCATATAGAAATCCATAGAGTCTTTAATTGTCTGTGTTTCTATTTTGTCGTTCTGTTTGTCGACGATAGGCGAGCTAATAAACGTTTCTAAAACTCGGTCATTATACCAGTCTGGTCGATAGACCTTCCACTTAGTATTATCAGCGTCTGCCACAACCTAACATTTGATATGTGTATATAAATAAAACGAACTTTCCGGAAACTAACTTATTGCTCGTAATGCAGCCCTGCGAACTGCTGATTCTAATTGTTCTCTATTGTATGGGTCTGTAAGTGCCTTTGTCAATGCAAACGTGCCATACTCAAAAGGTTGATTAGCTTTTATCGCTCCTGCTAATTTAGCCGTATCTTTAAAACCATAATTCTTTGCATAAGCTCCTAAATTACTTGGTGACTTTTTATTATTATATGCTGGTAGTTTCTTTATATACCCTCCATACTCAATAAAATTTATTGCAGGATGGTTAGATTTTAATCCTAAGTATGCATAGTTGCCGCGCCTGTAAACTATAGCTTTTATGCTATCGCCAACAGTACCTTTTACTCTATCGTAATTCTGATAAACATTAAACTCTGCATCATCTCTATTATCTTCTGCAATTTCTTCCATACCCTCTCGCATAATTTGTCGCCAGTTACTTTGTTTTTTGTACAAATTAATTGAACGTACAAAATTCTTACCGCCACTAATAGAAAGCTTCATTTGTATTCTAAAACTTGTTCAGCAGAATCGTCACCGTACTTTTCTTTCCATTTTTTCTCTATAAATTTTTCTGCCTTTTTATAATATGCAACCCTTGCTGCTTTTTCTCTTTGCTCTT